TAGATTCAAACGGTGTGTCTGCTGAGTTAGGCACTACACCTTTCATATGGGAAGTAGAAAACAGAGATGCTTTCAAAACTCTTGGCAACTGTTTTGTGAAGTTGTCTAAGATGAAAAGGCTACCACCACAACATATGTTTGAAGTAGCCACAGAGCAAAGAAAGTTACCAAACGGTAACAGTTTCTATCTTCCGTCTGTTGCTGTGAACTTGACAGATATAATAAAGCTGTCTGACGAAGATCAGCAAACATTTGCAGACTTCATGCAGTGGGTAGACAACTACAATGACTACATCATAGGTGCTTGGGACGAGAACTCTCGTAAGAAAGAGGACATGGATGTTGGTGTTGTGGACGAGATCATTGAAACAGAAGAAATACCGTTTGAATGAAACATCCATCTGAAATAGCACTGCATCAGTATCTTGATGATGCAACCAATGGGAAGTCCTCTATGTCTGCCAAAACTATAGCAGGTATAAAGAAAGACATAGGGGAAGCTCTCAAGCGTCAGTTTGGTAGTCGTACAAAGCGTAGGAAGTTTCAACTGCGTATGTCAAATGTGGGTAGACCTACCTGTCAACTATGGTTTGAAAAGAACCAACCAGAGAAGTCTCACCCACTTCCGACTACATTTGTAATGAACATGATGCTAGGAGACATTGTTGAAGCTGTCTTCAAAGGGTTAATGAGAGAAGCAAAAGTAAAGTTTGATGATTCAGATAAAGTTTTTCTTAACATAGGCAATCAGAAAGTTAGTGGCACATATGATCTTGTTTTGAATGATGCTGTAGATGATATAAAGTCTGCTTCTGATTGGTCTTACAGAAATAAGTTTGATTCATTTGATACTGTTTCTGCCGATGATGCTTTTGGATATGTTGGTCAGCTTGCAGGATATGCAAAGGCTGTAGGCAAGAAAGCAGGGGGATGGTGGGTTGTAAATAAAGCTAACGGTAGTTTTAAGTACGTACCTGCTGATAATATTGACGTTGACAAAGAAGTTGCAAAGCTAGAAGAAAACGTCAAGAAAGTTGAGAGTAACAAGTTTGAACGATGTTACGAATCTGAAGAAGAAACATTCAGAGGTAAACCGACAGGTAATAGAGTTCTGAGTAAGACATGTTCCTTTTGTAGGTACAAACATGCCTGTTG